CCTATTCTTGAAGCTTACCTTGGTTCAATCCAAGCAGCCAACTGAATCGGAAATCGCTCCTTATCAATAGGAAGCAACATGTTATCAAAACAACCGCGCGCATTGAAGCTTGCGCTTCTTATGTGCGAATCGGTAGGCTCGCCGTACGCTAAAAGAGCTGGTTTCCAGCTCTCGAACCTATGTTTCGGCATTCCAATGCCGAATCCGGATGCGTATGACCACGCCATGGCTTTCGCCAAGGACTATGCTATCTATGCTTACCTTCGTAAATACGAAGGGAGCGGCGATAGCGCTAGTCTGGAAGTTAAGGCCATCCTCGGTTTTAAGGAAACCGAGCAGAGACTTCAGACTGAAACGCGTAATCTCGAATTAAGACTTGCGACCGGTAACCCCGGCGTCGTTAGCTGCATTTCTGCAGCTAGGCGTAAAATTTCGCAAATCCTCGGTCGATTTAACGCATCAGAATGGTCTCAGCGTTGCGAGTGGGGCCCTGGGGCCACCAGTTCTTTACGAGCTGAGTCGGCGACTGTGGACAAAAAGATCCTTGAACGTACCGTGAGCGTTACGCCTCGCGCCTTACCATTTTATCGATGGTTTCTAGAGAACGACATTCATATGTTCGAATCTAGATCTGGCTTATTACCAGAAGGTCCTTACTCTGTTCTTCGAACAGAGTTCAACATCGTTGACTCTTCGAGGCTTACAACGGTCCCGAAGAAATACGATGAGAGGCGAATCATTGACATTCAACCAACTGCCAACCTGTTTTTACAGAAAGGTGTTGGGTCTATGATTCGGTCTAGGCTCAGACGTGTTGGTGTCGACCTCGATAATCAATCGAGGAATCAATGGTTAGCATCTGTGGCTCAACGCTTACAGCTCTGCACAATTGATTTAGCGAAAGCTAGCGATACCATCTCGACATCGATCGTTCGACTCCTTATGCCCGACGATTGGTACTTCGTGCTTAATGCACTTAGGACCGATTTTACGGTGTATAGAGAAGACAAGATATACCTGAACAAGTTCTCCGCTATGGGGAACGGGTATACTTTTGAGCTCGAATCTCTAATATTCCATGCACTTGTGCAGGGGGTGTACGAGATTTGTGGCTACGACGATGATCTCTCTGGGATCTACGGTGACGACATAATCGTTACTCGTAGAGCCGTCAAGAATGTAATGGTTGTACTCGATTCGTGCGGCTTCCGCGTTAACAAGGAGAAATCCTTTATACGCGGTCGTTTTTACGAGTCTTGCGGCAAACATTATTTTGACGGTATCGATGTTACCCCGCCTTATCAAAAGGAGGAAATTAAGGACTTTCCATCGGCTATCCGTGCAGCGAATCGGATTTTCCGATACGCTTTAAGGATTGGTCGCAATGAATTCCTTGATGGAACATATCACCCAGTATGGCAATTGGCTGCTTCTTACTGTCAGTCTTATTGGACTGACTGGATGTCGGCTCGCCGTAAGAAAGGTAGGAAGATTTATCATCTTCCGCGTTTACCTTTCTTTTCGGACGAAGACACTGGTCTTCTCTGCGATTATACGCCGCCTATAAGAAACGGTATGTTCCGTTTCGAAAGGCTTGTATTTGAGCCAGTGAAG